GGATACAAGCATACTCAGACCAAAAGAAAATAAATGAAATCAACGAGGGCAAAGAGAAATGACAGAACCAAGCATCGCAGAACAATTACTAGGGATTGCAGTTATATTCATCACCTTATTCACAGTGATGGTACTCACTGCTAAGGAAGAACAGAAAGTGGAAGTGGTAGAAGAAAAAGAAGATTTCTATACCATCGCACGCACAAACATTCGTAACTGTGACCGTAAATTCACATACGACACACAAAAACCAGAAGGGCTTAGACCTGAACTACTTGCCTTACCATACACAAAGGGGTGATTGCATGAGCCTATACATTTGGAAGTGTGGATGTAGAGATTGTGGAAACACATTCGAGTATGTCGATAGTTACCCAATCATTGAATGTCCTAAATGTGGCAGTGTGGATTTGGTTAATGAATTTGAAGGAAGGGAGTATGACTAAATGACTCAAGCGGAACGAATTAGGGAATATTATAGAGACCACCCTACTGCCTCATATGATGAAGTAGCTGAGGTTGTCGGTACAACAAATAGCAATGTGAGGGCAAATTTAGCCAAAGACATCAAGGCAGGAAAATGTATCCGCTTGGAAGATAAGTCATTTGACTATTCGCCTTACTTTAATCACACCAAAGCACTCACGGAGTTGGTTGATTGGAAGAATGACACCAGACGTGAGTGGGTGGAAATGCTGACTCGTGCAGCAGAAAAAGAAACAGATAGCAACGTTATGCGATTGCTAATCAAAGAAGCAAATAAACTAATGAAAGAGGTAACGAAATAATGGCAACACTTTACGAATTAACAGGTCAATTCCTTGATATCTACAATTTGGAATTGGATGAAGAAACTAAACTAGATACGCTTGATAGTATCGACTGGCAAACTGATTATGAAGAAAAAGTCGAAAATTATATCAAGGTTATCAAGAACAACGAAGCAGACATCGAAGCACGCAAGAACGAGATCAAGCGTTTAACTGAATTGAACCGAGCGGACGAACGCAAAAACGAACGCATGAAAGAAGTCTTGAAAGAGAGCATGGCACTAACTGGACATGAACGAGTTGACACACCACTTTTCAAAGTGTCTTTCCGAAAATCCGAAGCCGTGGAAGTGGACGACTTACTTCTTCCGGAAAGCTATAAAGTCGCAACTTATAAACCTGATAAGAAGCGCTTGAAAGAAGATTTGAAAAATGGTCTTGAAATTGTCGGTGCAAATCTAGTAGAAAGGAAGAATTTAAGTATACGATGAAAATCACTAAAGCAACAGAAATTACAAATAATGATGCCTGTTACCTGATTTATGGTAATCCAGGTTTTGGGAAAACAACTGCGATTTCATTCATTCCAGGAAAGACATTGGTTATCAATATTGATAAATCAGCAAAAGTCTTAGCTGGCAATCCTAACATTGATATTGCAGATGTTGACACACATAAGATTTGGGATGAATGGTTATCAGTGGTTAAAGAACTACTGAATGGAGCAGGGAAACCATATGACACAATCGTGGTTGATAATGTTTCTGAATTATTCAGAGCTTGCCTTGCCAATCTAGGACGAGATGGGAAAAATCATCGAGTACCAACGCAAGCAGATTACCAAAGGGTTGACTTCACAATCTTAGATAGTTTACGAGCGCTTTTGCAGTTAAACAAACGGATTGTATTTACTGCATGGGAAACATCAGATCAATGGTCAGATGAGAATGGCATGATTTACAACAGGGCTATGCCAGATATTCGGAATAAAATCCTGAATAACTTTCTCGGTTTGACCGATGTGGTTGCTCGTCTAGTTAAGAAGACAACAGACGACGGTGAGGAAGTTCGTGGGTTTATCCTACAACCTTCTGCAAGTGTATATGCTAAGAACCGTCTTGATGATAGGAAGGGGTGTAAGGTAGATGAGCTTTTTGCTCAGGGATTACCAGAAGGAACTGATAATTGATATTATCAAATCCATGAAGGCAGGCAATCGTAAAATCATGGTACAGTCACCACCACGTTCAGGGAAAACAGTCGTGATGTCCTTCATAGCTAAAAATGCAACTGATAAAAATAAAAAAGTTCTATTTTTCAGCCATAGAAAAGAAATCAATGAACAAGTCCACGAAACATTTAATCGTGGAGGAGTGAACCTAGACAACGTTATTATCGGAACGGTTGGAAGTATTGTACGTAGATTGAATAAACTGCCTGAGGTTGATGTAATCCTTGTAGATGAAGCTCACCACATTAAAGCAAAACAGTATCAGACAATCTTAAATCACTTCACAAACGCAACTCAATTATTCTTTACAGGAACTCCAATCCGATTAGATGGCTCTGGGTTTCATGATCTAGCAGATGATTTAGTCGTAGGAAAGTCAATCCATTGGTTACAAGAACACGGAAATATATCTGAGTTTGATTACTATTCAGTAAATCTACTGGATATGGCTAAACTCAAAAAACGCTCTGGAGAATTTACCAACCACTCAGTCGATGAAGCACTTGATTTTAAAACAGAATACGGTGATTATATCGACCACTACGAACGATTAGCAAAAGGAAAACAAGCTATCGTATATACCCATAGCGTAGAATACGCTGAGAGGGTTTCTAAGCGATTTTCTGAGTATGGCTATCAATCAGGTGTAGTTAGTGGGAAAACCTCACAGAGCGAACGTGAGAGCCTTATGCAAGCGTTTAGGGATGGTAAGTTGACTATTATGGTTAACGTCAATCTATTTACAGAAGGTATTGACCTACCAAACGTAGATGTTTGTATCATGTTACGACCTACTGCATCGCTTTCCTTGTATCTTCAATTTGCTATGAGAGCATTAAATCCAAGAGAAGGCAAACGTGCAATTTTAATTGATCACGTAGGTAACCATATTAGACACGGTCTACCAAACGATGATAGAGATTGGACACTTGATGGTGCAAAGAAAACTAAGAAAACATCTGAGAGGTCAACAGTAACTTGTGAAGAGTGTTTTGCGACATTTTGGAGAGACCAGTTGGAAGACGGTCACTGTCCATATTGTAATGCAGAAGTGATTAAGAAGAAAACGATTGAGGATATTGAACGTGAGAAATCAGATGTTCAATTAGAAAAAATCAATCAAGGAATGGAATTTATTACCATTCAAGGCGAAAAAATAGAGGTCAGAAAAGAAGAAGCGATTGTGTATCGTCGTGTAATGACCTATGGAAAAAGATACACAAAATGTAAGAACTTATCGGAACTTAAAGCGTTCCGTATACTCAATGGCTACAAACCAGGTTGGATGTGGCACAAGCAAAAAGAATTAAATTTATGGAGATAATAAACATGGCACTTTTTTCAGTAAATTATGAAGCAGCAGAACAATTTTCATCTATCGAAGATGGAACATATGAAGTAGTAGTCGTTCAAGCAGAACAGTCAGCTAGTCAAAGCGGAACAGATTACCTAGACATTCGTTTGAAAATCCGTGATGACTTCCAACAAAAATTCCGTAATAACCTCATCTTTGATAAGGTATGGATCAATAAACAAACTCTTCAGTATCCAGAGTGGGCATTACAACGCTATGCTAAAGCAATTAAAATCCCTGAAGGTGTTGAAGTCAATACAATTGAACAATTCTTAGGTCTTATCACTGGTAAAACGTTGAAAGTAACTGTAAAAAATGAACAGTCAGAATACAACGGTAAGACCTACGACAACTTGAATATCAAGAAAATGGAGCAGTCTGAATTACCTCCTTATTCTGGAACAATTACAGAGCCTACTCAAAAGCAAGACGATGATTTAGATTTGCCATTCTAAGCCTATGGTTGGGATGGTAGATTATGCCCTTCATTATCAAAAACTAGGTTTCTCAGTCATCCCAATCGATAAGAAAAGTAAACGTGCAATCACTAAATTCAAAGATAGGACATTTACTGAGGATGAAATTAGAAGATTTTGGCATGAACAACCAGATGCAAACATTGCAGTAAGAACAACTGATTTCTTTGTGATTGATATTGATGTATCAGTCACAGAGAATGGTTATGAATCTTTAAAAGAATGGGAGTTATCACAGTATATCCCCACTACCTTGACTGCTACAACCCCCAGCGGTGGAAAGCATATCTTTCTTAAAAAACCAAAAGGGGTTGAGTTAAGTCAAGATATTCGTGTGAAACCTGGTATTGATATCAAGGCAAACAAAAACAATTATGTACTAGTCGCACCAAGCAATAATCCGAAAGGAAAATATGTTTGGGATAAAACAACAGATGTAATTGCTGAAGCACCAGAAGAAATAGTTGCAATCCTACAAACATCCAAAAAAGCAAAAGAACCACTCAACTTCACAACCGATTACAGTCGAGGAGAGTTTTCAAGTAAAACTGCAAAATTATTCGAGAAAGTCGTTTTCGGTCTAGGGGATAAAGGTGGTAGAAACAATGCCCTTGCCAGTTTTATTGGCGGTCTCTTAATGCGAGGAGTGGATGTAGATGCAGTCTATTTACTTGCAAAAATAGCAAATCACTATACTTCAGACAGCTTACCAATATGATGATGGATATCATTACTACTCATCAGAAGATGGTTCTGTATAAAGCCGACAGACTTAGAGAGGTTTATTCTAATACCGGTTCTTGCATGAATGTAATCAATAAGTGTCGTGAGATTATGAAGGGATATAGAGGACCAATTGAAGAGAAGGTTAACTTCAGTGGAAAATCTGTAGATGCTCTTATGGAGAATCGTCATAACGAAGTCTTCAACCAAACTATCGACAAGCTGTTCAATCTTGCAGAAGCTGAGTATAGTGAGAAGAGATTCAATCTTCTATTCGAACAGTTGTTGTTAGAAGATGGTGAAGAGAATCAGAACAATAACAATGCCAACAACACCAGTAACACT